TCTTATCTTTTGCCTCACCTAAAACTATCTCATCTCCAACTTCTACATTGTTTTCTGTAAACCAACCACGATTTGCTTCAATTGCAAATAATACTTCACCTTCTGAATATACTGGCAATGTACTATGTGGTGTTAATTCTTTGATACTTTCAACAATTCCATCCTCTCTCACAAATGCAATATCAAGTGGGATACGAGTATTTTTCATATGGAATGAGTGTTGACCAACTTCTTCAAATATAAAGAGCATTCCTTTATCAACATCTAAACTCTCACGGAACATAAGTCCAAGTCTAAATCTTGCATCTGTATTTGGTATTTCAACTTCTAATGGTAGATCAATATATCCTTCACTTGTTGTAGTAGTATGTTGTTCATCAGGAGTATTTGATGCAAGATTCTTTTTCATTTGTTTCTTTGAAATTTTTGGTCCTCCTATTGGATCACCATACTCATCCCTTTTGATCTCTTCATTCATTTTCTTCTTTTTATCAGTTGAAACGTATGTTGGTTTTGCAGCACCAGTTTTTGCCTGTTGACCAGGATCTGCTTTCTTCTTTCTTCTTGAGGCAGAGAGTCTTTCTGCTTTTGTCATACTTGCTCTCTTTGATGATGATACACATTTAGGTGTACCCTCACCAGGTTTGTCACTAGCACAAGTTCCTCCAGTAACGACATTAACCCAACCAGGTTTGCCATCTTTGGACTTTGAACCTTTGAACCACTTATGAAGTGAACCTTCTTTCACTGATTGTTGAAATGCTTTTTTGACTTCAGACACTCCAATAACATCAATTACTTCCGCAAAGGTCTCTCCTTTTGAATCTTCGATAGTAACAGAATCGCTCATTAGAACTAAGATTTCTCTTTATTATTTAGTATTCCTTGTTTTAACATCTTTGAGAGTTCAGATGTTGAACCTACAAAAAGTGCGTTATTAGTTACGTTATTTGTTGTTTGTTTTTTATCTTCATCTACTTCCTTAACTTTCTTTTGTAAGTCCATCAACTTATCAGTAGTATCTGCAACTGATTTTATGATTTGACCTGCAACTTCATATGCTCTGGCACTACCACCTTCACCAGCAACTTCTAAAATACCATTTAATGCTTCTTGACCTTTTTCGACTAACGAATATAAATTTGCACGAGTATAGTCATAGTCCTTCTTGACATCATCCTTTGTAGATTCCACCTTTTGTGGTTTACTAGTTGGAGTGACATCAATCGCACTACTTGTGTTTAACGCTTCATCAATAGAATCATAGTTAGTCATTGTCTTCATTAAATATCTTTTTGTTGTGTTGGACTATATGTTTTAGAGTCATTAAAAACTTCAATAACACCATTAAATCCAAAATCATCATCAGGTTCAACTAATGCATCATCAGCAGCAGTTAACACATCAATTGATGTTCCTTTTGTATGTGTAGCAGCGATACTATCATACGCACGGAATACAACAATTGTGTTTGCATCAACTATTTCCTTAATTTTCATTATTTCTTTATCTATAATAATTCTCATATTGACTGCTAGAGAACTAGTTGCTCCAACATCTATTCTTGTTTTAGTTTTTGTAAGATTTTCTTTTAATTCTGTTGTGTTATCATCATTGTAGTCTTGTTTTGCTTGAGGAGTTGCAGTGAATCTTAATTCTCTCTTTGCAGTCTCTCTATCAACAGAAGCATAGTAATCCACCTGCACTTTCTTAATAAGACCCTCACTAGAATCAGATACAGGACCAAACAGATAAGTCTTGGCAGTAAAGTTTAATGTGTATATAAGTGCTCTTCTTGTCGCAAAATCCCCTTCATAATCATCCTGAAATGAAATATTATCTAATACTATTGGTACATCTCTTTTTTCACCTATCACATTTAATAGATCAATAGTAACATTAAATGATGGTTGAAAATATGGTAATATTTGTTCAATTATTTGTAATGCATCATCGTTTAATTTTACAAGAATATTTAATTCAAACCCAAGATTATACGGAACTGGCATGAATACTTTTCTTAATTTGTTTCCATCAGATGCTTTAAATGTTTGTGTTATTCCACCTTTTCTTGTTGCGTCATATGCGATGTTCGTGGTTTCAAATGACATGCGAGGTAAAGTAATTTGAACTGCACGATTTAATTCTGGTTGCTGTTCTAATCTTGCTAAGAATTTTTGCATAGGACCATAAGCAAGAGGAACTCTCATGTCACTTGTTTCTTTACCAGCACCATCTCGATGACGTATGTGAATGTCATTGAAAATTGTACCAAAAGCAATTATAGTTTTTCTTAGTATTTCGTGATAATAGTATTGTCCTAGCATTAGAATGTACCGAATGGATTACCCTCTGAAAAATCAATAATATCATCTGCCTCAGATTCGATAATATCATTTGATTCAAAGGTTGTGTCTTGATTTTCTTCACTAAAGAAGTCTAAAGCATAATTTGATAATACTGTAGATCCAAATGAAACTGAAGTTGTAACTCCAGTAGTATTTAACGAAGGAGTACTTATAGTAATAGAATTAGAACCAATATTAGTTACGGTTGCACCAGTTCCTATAATTATTGATTGTCCAAATGTTACTTGATTTAAATTCTGATTTAAAATTATACCAGATGTATTAATCCCTGTTAAAATTGTTGTTGAAATACCTATTGTAGCAGTTGTTATTATGCCAACATTAAAGAATGTTGATTCAGTTGCCTGAATTATTTCACCAGCAATAAATGCTGCCATAGTTGTTCCAATACCTACATTTGATATTTTTAAAATCTTTGTATCTAAATCCCATTCTTTGACTCTTGCCTCAATTCCAGATGATAATCCTTTAATAATTTCACCTCTTTCAAAATTACCCACTCCTTGAGTCGTTGATGGATCTGATATAATAATTGTTGGCACCTGAGTAAAACCTATACCTGCATTTTTAACAAAAACATCTGATATTGTATTGTCTGCTAATAAATTAACTTCTGCAGATGCAGGTGAAGTGCTTGCTCCTACAATTGAAACAGTAGGAGTTGCAGCATATCCAACTCCATTATTTGACATGGTGAAATCAACAATACCGAAATTTGATAATTCAACTGCAGCAGTCGCAGCTGCACCAACACCCCCACCACCAGAAATGGTTACGATTGGTGGTTCTGTGTAACCAATACCTGCATGAGTTAAAACTATTCTATCAATTGAAAATATACCTGCTCTCTCTGTCGTTATTGCAATAGCTGTTGCATTTATGTTTCCTGCGACATTTGGTGCAGTGGTTATCGCTACATTAGGTGTGCTTGTATAACCACTTCCATCATTATTTAAAGTGATTTCTCTGATATATCCTCTATTGGAAACATTTAATTGTGCGTTTGCAGTAGCTGTTGTACCAACACTAATAAGTTGTAATGTAGAAATAAATCCAAGATCTTCAAGTTGTGAATCAATTTCTTCTATATCAGTATCAAATACCTCATCTTCATATTCAAATAGTTCACACTTAAGTTTATAAACATAATTTTTTCCTAATTGATAAAAAGGATCCTCATGTTCTACAAATTTGACTTCAAATAATCTTCCTCCTAAAGGAAAAAATATAACATCTCCCTCACGAGGTCTAGTTGCTAACTCATATTCATCATCTGCTTCTAAAAATGGTGATATAAAATCTTCAAATCTCTCTTTAGATATCGTGACTGTAAGTTCATCTCTTAAACTTACACCGAATTTTGTCATGATGTCTCCCTGACCACCATAACCTTCAAAAGTATTAATATATGCCTCTAATAAAAAATTATCATCAAAAGTAGATGATTGAACCTCTTTAATTATAGTTTGTTTTCTAACAAATTTTCTTGGAATATATGTAATATCAACACCAAAAATTTTTAGGTGTTCATTAATTAAATCTTGAGTAAGTCTTTGCTCACTTTGAGATCCTTGTAGAAAAAAGGGATTTAATGCCATCAATCATTACCCAATAAAATCAAGAGGAGGAAGTTCATACTCAAGCATCATTTTTTCTCTTATTCTTTCAATTTCTCTTTCAGCATCATCATATATCTCTCTACCATTCAATTCTATTCCACCAGGTAATTTAACTCCTCTAAATTTAATTAAATTTTGTCCCCATTGTCTTTTGATTAAAGCAGTAAGATATAATTTTATAAAATAATCATTGTACACTTGATTAAATGATTCAGGATCAAGAGCTCTAAAACAATCTAATACCAAGAAATTTCCTTCCTCTTGTGCTCCCCAATCAATATCAAGATATAATCTATCTTGTCTTTTATTAAATCTTATTTGTGCCTCTGGAGTAAGTAGAAAATCAATATCTTCAAGACGAGTTTTTGTCATTGAGTATTGTAATAACTCAACTGAATTAAAGTAATAAAGATCATTCAAAAATAATTGATATTTAATACTAAACATGCTACCAGATATTGAACTGGTATCAAATTTAAAAATTTTATTAACACCTACTACAGAATCTGGTATTTGTAAAAAATTAGAATTTTCATAAAATTCAGTAGTCGTTGTTCCATAACCAGGTATATTTGTAGAGGTAGTTGAAGTAGTAACAATACCTACACCTGTTGTGCCATTAACTTTTGTTTCTCCAGCAACCTCTACACCTAAACCTCTATCAATATCACCTTGAGTTATTTTGTATTTAAGATACATTCTCTCAACACCATCAAAGTGTCTTTCATTATAAAGTTGTATTGCATCATCTACTAAATCATCAACTTGATCATCATCAACATTTATCTCTAGAACAGGAGAACCTAACTTTCTAAAGCAGTAATCTATTAATTGTTGTCTAGTTGTTGGTTTTGCCATCTTCCTCTTCGAGTTCTGCTAATAGATTTTCGTACTTTTCTTGCAGTTCCATTTTTTCTGCTAATAATTCTTTTTGAGCATCTAAGTTGTCTTGTACAATTGTTTGTAATTTTGCTTCAAGAAGAATATTTTGATTTGTTAATGTAGAAATTTTTTGGTTATAAATTTTTATCAAAGCATTCACATCAACATCATTAGATTTTGTCATTTTTTAGAAAGTTCCTCCATCAAGGGTTGTTGTCCATTTTGGTATACCAGCAGCATTAGTTGTTAGTACAAAGTTAGAAGTAGTTATACCAGCAGCAGTACCAGCAGCACCAATCTGTTTACCAGTGGTATCAAAGTAAACAATGCCATTTCCAGTAGTATCAAAGTCACCAGATTGGAAGTAAATGTCTTTGATATCTAATGCACCTCTTGTACCAGATGCAGTATCACCTGTTATTGTGGCATCAGGTATGTAAGTAAATGACCTTGCTGGTGCATTACTATTAGTATTTGAATCGGTATCAACATATCCAAAGAAACCTTTTTTATTGTTACCTGAACCTGCACTTGTATTATATGTAAATGCTACACCACGATCAGTATTAGTGTCAACATTTGAAGTAACTTCAAGTTGAGTTGTAGTAGCAATGCCACCA